AGCGTATTGCTCCTCTATTTATTGTATCTGTAACTAGTAATGCAGAGTTAGCAGAGTCGAACCTAGTCACAGCAGGGTTCCAAGTGAATGTCTCTTGGTCGATCAGTTCGCTAGAAGATAAGTCGAATCCACTGTACAATGTTGATCCATCACTATCATCATCCAACGTTGGACTATCTGGAGTGAGGTACTCACCAAGACTAGAATACATTCTGTCAAGGTTATCGACAGTAAGATTCTCAAGATCTGACCAATCATTACCGCGTGGAATACCTAGTGCAAGATCTGCACTATCTTGTGCCTTACCTGCGCTACTACCCAATCTAGTTCTGAATTTCAATACGGCACCTGCGTCACTTGTTATACCAAAGTCGAATAGTGCGGTGTTCTGCTCGAACGCCAGATTCTCGAATCCTGCCTGACCTTCCAATACGATTGGTGGTTTAATTGCTTCGCCCGGATCGTACTGAGCATTATCGAATCCTGCGGCACCTACGATCTGTGTAAGTCCACCAAGATACATTCCTGCCGGATGCACGATCAACTTATAGGCATCTCTCCACTGCGCGATAGATAATTCTGATCTAATCTGTACAGCAAAGGTTTGATATAATTTGTTGTCGGTGAGATATCTAGATGATTCTGCACCTACCTTTGATTCATTTAATGTAAATATATATTGTTTAGTATACACTACATCTGGTTCAATGTCAAAGAATGTCTTGAAGAATTGTTGTATAGAGTATCTAGTACCCTTGGTTCTGTAGAGATAACTAGAGTACTTAACAGCAGTCCTCTTATCTACGAAACCTTTGAAGTAGTTCTGACCTAATAAATACTCGTCTTCGAAATAACTTAGTAGATCTTTGTCAGTCTGTGTAACATCCCTCGTCTCGAACATATTGTTTAAGAAACGAGTTAAGGATGTATCCAGTGACTCAAAGTCATAGTAGTGTTTTAGAAACGAGACAAACTTCGGATACTCTGCTAGAATATGATCGGGTAAGACGGACTCAACTTGGGGTTCCCGAAGATTGATGTCACGTCTATTCGTGTCTACTAATGTTTTATCTAAGATAGTATGGTTTGGCATTAGTTACTCGCTGTAGTACGCAGACCTTTAGCACTTAGTCTAGTGTTATCGTATTCGAGAATGTATTCTCTATTTGGTACTATCGCACTCTGGTTGGCAGGTATTACGCTCATCTTGATCTCAGTAGATTCGTCTGCTTTGAATCCTACTAGATGCACTATACCTGCACCGGGAATATAGTATCCTACGTTGTCTATAACAACATCACCTGTACCAGTATCAATGATCTGTAATACTAGACCTTGTTGAACTTCTTGAGTACTAGAGGACGTGGTAGTTATATTATTCTCGCCAAGTGCGGCAGTAGTAACTGTATTAACTTTACCAACAACAACTACGTTCGATGTTAGTGTATCAATCGTTACGATGTTCTTTGTCTCTTTGTTTACTATCTGACAGTTCAATAATCCTTTGGCAGTAGACTTTTTGAATACCGAAGACGTAATAACCTTCCGATCAATCAGAGGATTAGATATTTGAGTCGGGAAGTCAAAACTGAAGTTACCTTCTACGCCACCAGAGGGGGTGAAACGTTGTTGCATACTAACATCTGCACGAGAAGATAGGATAGCAGGACTCACGTCATCAATCAATGCGAGTAGTTGCGAACGTCTGAATGCTTGTCCGAACTTACCAGTGTTAGTCGTATAGTAACTAGTCATCACGTTTCTTACAGATTCCTGTAAAGCATTGATTGACAAGTTAGTGTAATCTGGGTTATACTGGAAGAATACATTGTTTTCAATAAAAGTTACTACTGGATCTGTATACTTCAATCCAAAGGAGGCAATTGACAATTGATCAACCAACACACGGATGTTATCTTTAGTTGTTTCTTTGAGACTGTCAGTTACGTCTGACTTGAACTTGATAGAGAGGAATGCTATACCATACTCTGGTACTAGGTTATCTTCTCCACCCCATGCAATGATGTCATCAATCAATGAACCGTATGTACGAAGTACTAAGGAAGCATAATCCGCATGGGTTACCATTCTGTTCTGTGTGGCATAGCGATAAGGAGAGTTCTTACGAATAGATGCGAGTGACTCTTTTGCCGAACCACCGACTGATCGGTTAGTAGTAGATACGACAGGTAATCGTTCGAGACCGATACCACTCGTGGGTTCAGTTACTTCGATAGTATCAACTGGTTCAAATAATCTTGCACCGTTGGCATTAGAACCATCTACTGATAAGTATTCTATTGTGACCTTAGAACCTGCGGTAGGTACTGCACCTAAAGTAGAACCATTACCGAACGACAACTCATAGTATCCATTAGGTGCTTCCTTGAGGATATAAGCAGGAGTTGTTACGTCAATGTTAGTTGCGACCTCTAGGTTAATGTAAGAGGTAAAGTCACCAGAAGTTGCGCTCTCATATACCTTTACTACAGCAGTAGATCGATCCATGTTTACATCTGGGATTATGTACAGCGTACCTTCGGTATCTTCACCTGCGAAGAATGTCTTAGTCTTAGCAATACCTTCGAAGACAGGAATCTCTGTGGATCCATCTAGTGTCTGAAACTGAAAGAAGTTATTGCCATCGTTGGTTGCTTCGATTAACTCTTGAGTCTGGAATGTATATGACGCATCGTTAACAGAAGAGGTAAACTTATAACCAGAAGATACCTGTAATTTCTCAGGTACATCTTCTTGGTCGATACCAATGTTGAAGGATAGGTTGACTGTTCCTTGTGCGGCAGTCTTAGACGCAGGAACATAACCCAAAGTCTCTGCGTGTGACACAACACTGGATCTCAACTGTGCAGTATTCAAGAACGATTCGTTCAAGGCAAAGTTGGCAGTCAGTCCATTCATGTGCGTGTTGTATGCCAACACATCAAGAATATTTGAAAGACCTGCCGCTTCAAAGTCGTAGTCTTTAAACTCAGACTGTTGCTGTAAGTATGTCTTTAAATTATTCTTTATCGCTGTGAAGTCTAAAGAAGAACTGTGTATTGTTGTTGCCATTATCGTAACCTATTCAGTCGTGTTGTGAACTCTGATTGTTCGCCAGAATTCAATACGTTAAAAACTAATGTTATTGTAAGTGTGTTATCGTCTGGAGACAATACACATCGGATGACCAATTTCTTATGATCGACCCTTGGTTCATACACTCTTACATTCTCTCGGATAGCAATCTTGATCTCACCTACTGTTCCTGCGTCTGCAAGTTCAAACAAATACGAATTAAGATTACATCCAAAGTATGCTTGGAATGGTTTCTCGGTTCGTGCTGTCATTAATAGGTTCTTGAGTGACTGCTTAACTGCCGCCACAGCATTCTTTTTATAAATGTCACCAGTCGGTTTCGCAGAGAAAGACATATCAATGTCTATGTACTCGCGATTGTTTGTAGCGTTTAACGTGACTTGGTTATCAAGTTTACCGTCTTCTACTGAGAATGCTCTTGCCATCTTACTATCCTAAAATTCTTATAGTTCTATTTATACATCTTCTAGAACTTCTGTGAGTTCATCTGCCGATAAAAGCGACCCATTAAAGTTAGTCTGTACTTTACCACCAAATGATACATCAAAAGACTCTGGTACCTTGGGTGTTTCGACTGCAATCTGCGCATTCAGTACACCATTGGGATTCCACATATCGTATTCTAATGAGAGTTTATCATAGTTCATGTAGTCTTTCCAAAACACTGCTAGATCAAACGTTCTCTCATAATCGATCTTTCCGTCTTCTCCCACTACTTTATATACTACCAATCGACCTTCTTGCTTAGTGAGGTTATCACCTGCAACTGTTTCTATTGGGCCACCACGGTAGACACCTTCGGTCACAATCAAACGAACGTCCTTGAACATATCAGTATTACCATTAACACTACGGAACAGTTCTGCGTGGAGGTATAGGTTCCGTGCTAGTTGTTTCCGTTCTGTCTGGTCATTCTGATACTTGGGTACGGTTGTCAAACTACATGGGTTGCCTTTGGTGCCAAGGAACTTAGCAAGTGAAACTCCCGGTGCTAGTTTCGTACTAGACAATATTATGTCTTGGAAGTTAGGGTTGAACTTCTGGTCAGGTAAAACTATCATTTGAATATCTTTCCTCTATGGTCTATTGAGTTACCTAATGCGGTGTATCCGAATGTTGGAGTTGTAGCAGTTCCTTTTGCAACACGACCTATCTTAAATGGTAATGGTGCTTCCCATTGGGCACTTATCACTTCGTTCTGTATTAGTATATCAACGAACTTATTACCTTCTTCATTCGTAATTGTTCGGTTTGCTATATCTCTTAACGTTGATCTAATCTCATCAATGGTTGGATCTTTCTCGAACAACCCTGCATAATCGTCTCGTAATAATAACGAGTTTCTCAATGCATCAAGTGGATCGATAGAAACTGCACGGATAGAAAGATGTCCATCAGAAAGTATACCCGAAACTGCATCACAAATTGGTACTGGTTTAACAGGGGTAAGACTTTCCATATTGGTAGGTACTTCTGGGGCACCACCACTTGGTTGTCCCGGACTTTCCTTACTTGCTTTCTCGGAAGTCTTGGCATTCTCTGCTTTGTATGCATAGTTAGATTTGATTGCTTCTAGTGCCTGTCCGTGGAATGAACCATAGAAAGATGCACCCGAAGTAAATGGTGTGGCACCCATTGGCCCCATATAGACAGGAGATGTAAACTCAACTGCCTCACCACCAATCACACCCTTCATACCAATCACTGAGAGTTCAGTCGCAGAGATATTACCTTGGAGTGCAGTGATTGCAAACTCTTCTTCGGCAGATACTTGGAAACGGTTACCAGTGAACATTTCGATCTCTGCACCAATCTGGTTTCTCCAGTATCCCTTAACGATATGATTCTCGTTACCTAATACGATACGCGACTCGTGTTCTACTGTCTTCTGGACATGAGTTCCTTTGGTAAGATAGTTTGTGTTCAATCCTACTTCGGTTATGTTGTTCTTTCTTACCTTGGTGTTTTGATTGCCGTTAGTGTTGACGTTGTAGTCACCCCCAACATTGACATTGTAATCTCCAGTAACTTCTAAGTTGAGGTTACCATTATACACCAACTTACCATTACCTTCAACAATAACAGTTTGGTCACCCCCAGTTACTTCAACCTTGTTATTCAAAGAAGAGATAACGACAGATCCATCTGCCCGAACTTCTACACCTGCACCTGTACGATGTTTGATAAGTACGCGTTCACCACCGGGAGTATCATCGTATGAGATGATATGTCCAGAGGAAGTCTCCTTGACTTGGTTGAAAGGGAAACGAGAAGGTTCTTGGTCTTCTAGATTCAGCGATACCCCTTCGGTACCACCACCCAGATAAAGGTTCTCTACCTTTAGTCCACGAGCAGATTTGTTTATCGATGATCCGTAGTGGTATTCTCTCTTGGGATACTCACCTGTGGGATCTTGGAAACCATCAATTGGTACCCCTTCAGTATTCTCTACTGCGGGATTGTCACCTATCGATACCTTTTTAGTTGTTGTAGTCATACTGCTCTCTTCGTAATCAAGTCTTTCAGTGATAATGATGTTTCGGTCAGAAGGTCTTTGTACACACTCTTCTTGCCGAACTTGTTTTCGACATAAGACACAACATCAAAGTATGGATCTTGAGAGTTTCTATCTATAGCATTGTGACCCATCACTTGACCACCCGAAACTTTCAGGTAGAATGATTCACATATTGCTTCTAGAGTCTTCATTTGTGCTTGGGTAAATGATGATGCACTTAAATTTAACAATGGATAGTCTGCTTCGGACGGTACGTTAACACCACCGACCAACACAACATCAATACAGTTCTTGTCGTGACCCAGAATAGCACTGGCAGTACTCGGAGTATCCGTTGGCATACCACGTTGTAGTGTACCATCGCGCCTAATGACATAGTGATATTGAATACCATCATGCCCTGCTTCGATGTGTCGTATATGAATCTCTTCACTACCGATATTAACATTGGTGTAACTCTCGGTGGCATGGACTACGATCTCACTAACATCACGAGTTGTCTTGCGGATCTCTAACTGAAGTTCTTCCTTAGAGTTAACATAAGGGAATACTTTAGTACTTGATTCTTTATATCTTTTGGCAAGGACTGCTAGATCGACTTCTTCTTTATAGAATGTACCTGCTTCGGATACATTAGATCCTGCAATAGTAGTAGTCACTGCTTCTAATGATGCTTCAATCTTGTCTTGAGTAGCACTAAACTTCTGTACTTCTGCGGTAGGAATACCTGCCGCCCTTGCTTTAGACTCTACTAGTTCTTTAAAACCAGTTACAGTAGAGGCATTATCACCTGCGTCTGCAATAACCTTCTTCATAGCAGGACTAGGATCTGCCGCTTGCGCCAGTATCACTGCCGCTTTAGTCTTAGAAACATCATCACCCTTTTGCATAAGCAATGTTAATTCGGAAACCTTTTCATCAGATAATGGTAACCCACCTATCGCACCTGCGAAAGCACTCCTCAATGCGCCTGTCAATTGTTCTCCCAATACTTGTAATGAACCTACCACATCAGATAATCCATCCGCAACTTGACCAACAATATTAGAAAGACCTTCGCCTACTGCCTTGGTAATGCCACCCAATACATCAGACATTCCATTTTCAATAGATGCAGTAAGGTCACCGACACTAGTTTGTAATTTGTCTTGTAGTCCACCAAGCGCAGATCCTACAGCATTTGCGGCAGTTTCAGCGGCAGTATCAGCAAGACCTTCTACGGCACTTACTGCACCCAGAACCTCACCGACTAATGTATCCTTTTCCTGCATTACCTTCTTCATGTCGGCACTGCCTTTCAATGCATCTTGTCCAACACCACCTGCTTGCTTACTTGCTTCACCTGCCACGGTGTTGA